TTCGATGACCGCAGCCGATCGACGGCGCTTGGTCGGCGAGTACAAGCCTCACACGAATGGCATCTTTCCATTTTTTAGCTTTAGGGGGTTTGGCCGTCTTGACGCGCCGGGGCTTACTAGATGTCTTTTCAACAATGACGGGATTAAGACGCCGATTTAGAAAATCAGGTAGTTTTTGCATTTGGTCGATATCTCCATAAGTTAAAAAAAATGTCTTCAGTCAAACTGACTAAAGACAGATTATCATACCCTATGATATATATCAAACACTTTATCTTACTGTATGATTATATCTTCTTTCGAATTTCCTCCGGTAAACCTGTTTCGTTTCCGACATATATATAGTCTGTTGTAATGCCGAGTTTAGAGGAGAGCAGAGCTGCGATCAAAGGATCGATGAGCTGCTTACCACTTTCCCACTGGCTCAGTACATTTTGTTTTATACCAAGTTTTTCTGCCAGGGCAGTCTGTGTTAACCCTAAAGCCTCACGCGCAAGTTTAAGTCGTTCGCCTACGCTAATCAAAAAAGCCTCTGGTCGCTTTTGCTGCGCCAAAACTTTGTCCCCTTTATAATAGCCAGTATCGTTTGGCTGGTAGCCGGTCCATACGACCGGCGGTAGCGGTAAATTTATTTCTTCTAATATGTTTAACATTTTCTATACCTGTTACACTTTTTTATCAAGTTAAGAAAATATTAACAGACTCTAAAAATAAAAATCAATTGTCATTTTGACATGTCAAAGTTGCATGTCATTTTGTCACGTCTTCCCAATTCAACTCTTCTTTTTGTTGGTCACTGAGTAAATCGTTAAAATCGGGGAGCCACTCTGCCTCAGTAATTTCAAAATCAGCTTGCTGAATAAAGTCAATGAGTCCTGATGAAAGAATGGTTTCAAGCCGCGCTCTATTTTCAATCATATGTGCAAACAACAACGTATCTGTCGGCGTGACAAGATGAATGCTTTTTGCTCTATGTTTACTCATGGTTTTATTCAAAAAACCCGCATCAACAGCTTCATTAATTATTCTCTCCCGCGTTCGGAGAGATGGCTTATCACTCGAAAATAAAGTTTTCAAATCCGAAATCGGCGTACCAAGCCTCGCACTTCCTTCTTGAATCTTCTCAATCGCATTTTTGGTGACAAGCAACTTAATGAAAGTATGATAGGGAGATCGGGCAAAGAATGTTCCCAATTTATGTTTATTTGTGAGCCTTCCATTCTCAGCTAATTGTATTTGCATCATCGCAACTGAAAAATCAAATCGAATATTATCTTTTCGATCTAACATATATTTTAACATTTTCGGATATTTTCTTGCAAAAAGCGTCGGATCGACATTTGAAATATCAAAATCTTCGACATGATTTTCTTTGTAACCATCGTCTTTAACAACCTTAAATTTTCGTTCTTTCATTTCATCCCCCGCTTTTAAGTTGACATAATCATACAGTATGATATTTAGTTATATTATTTAAAATCACAAGGTAAGATAATGAGCCATCTGAACACATCTAGAATAATAAGTCAATTAGGCGGCAGTCGAGTGATCGCCGATGAGCTGGGTCTTCAGCAGAACCGAATCAGTAATTGGCACAAGCAGGGCATTCCTAGAGACATATATATAAGAGCAAATCTCGCCTACATGGCCGCTGAAAAAGGTATCGCACTGCCCGCTCATTTTACCGCTGGCCTGGTGTTAGCTAAATGAGCCCGGTGTGCGGCATAGATCCTGGTAAGAAAGGCGCGATCGCTTTTGCTTATGACGACGACTATATAGATGTCCATGATATGCCGGTGATCGGAAAGAATATCAATGGATATGCGATCGCCGATCTATTTACCGAATTTAAGCCCCAGACAATTTATTTGGAAAAGGTCAATTCTTTTGGCATGGGTCGCCAAAGCGCCTACAACTTTGGCCAGGGCAACGGCGTTATTCAGGGTGTTGCTGCGGCACTAAAAATTACACTTATAGAATTCACGCCTCAACAGTGGAAGAAACATTATTCGCTAAATAGCGATAAGTCAGCGTCCCGTTTGATGGCCTCACGTTTATTCCCCGCGCACAGTCATTTATTTGTTCGGGTCAAAGACGACGGTCGCGCCGAGAGCGCGCTGATCGCAAATTACGGAAAACTCAAAGATCAAAATTTAAATTAAAAAGGGGAACATAATGCAAATAAACACGATTGGTATAGCTGGCTATAAAGGATGCGGTAAAAGCCTTGTCGCCGATTATCTATGCCAGGCTAGAAAATTTGAATTACTAAAATTTGCAGATCCTCTGAAAGATATGTTGCGGGCGATTGGATTATCCGATTCGCATATTGAGGGGGATAAGAAAGAAGTACCACTGTCTCTCCTCTGTGGTAAGAGCGCCCGGCACGCCATGCAGACCCTGGGGACTGACTGGGGACGTGGTATGCTGGGCGACAGCCTTTGGGTTAATTTATGGACAGATCGAGCCCGCGTGATGCACCAGTTCGATGATAAAGTTGTCGCGGACGATGTCCGTTTTGAAAATGAGATCGACGCAATTCATCAGCTCGGTGGCATCGTCATATATGTACGGCGTGGCGGGTGCGGGAGTGACGGCCATGCCAGCGAAGATGCTGGCGCCCTCGAGGAGTTGTGTGATTTTAGTTTTGAGAACCAGGGTCCAGCTCTGAATTTACTGACGGAAATTGAACATACTATATTTGCTGCCAAGCAAAAGAGTGCTGCGTGATGATTGATATTGAATTAATGCAGCATCAAGTCGACGGCGCAAACTGGTTATCACGTAATGAGCGGGCGCTGCTTTATTGGGATATGGGTGTCGGTAAAACTTTCGCAGCGATTCGCGCTCATGATTTTGTTGGCGGCCAGCTCCTGATATTATGCCCGGCGGTTGCACGTCGGAACTGGGCGTTCGAGATAAAGCGGGCGTCACTGTTTCCGCATTCAATTACAGTTGTTGAGAAATCGTCTGATAAGCTCGTTGGTGACATTATTATATGCAGCTACGACTTGGCGGCGCGTCAGGGCGGGCTGTTTAACGAGCTGCTCGATCTCGATACGCGTGTGGTTATCCTGGATGAGCTGCAATATCTAAAGAATTACAAATCCCGCCGGACAGCTTGTGTCTTTGGCGGCCGCCAGGTTGGCCAGCCCAGGCAGGGGATCGCTTCTAAAGCAAAATATGTATGGTCATTAAGTGGAACGCCGGCCCCAAATAACGCCGGAGAGCTATTTCCCTGGGTTCGTTTTGCCAGCCCGCATATGTCTAAAGACAATGATGGGCGACTTTTGAACTACCATAAATTTATCGAGCGCTATTGTCTTTTGGAAGAAAATCATTTTGGCGTAAAAATTATTGGCAATAATAAAAAAGCGATTCGCACTTTATGGGACAGCTTAACGGTCGATCGTATAAATAAAGATATCTTAAATCTACCGCCCGTCAGGTTTACCCAGGTCGAGGTTGCCGGTGATAAGACGGGGCGGGAGGTTCGCAAACTTGAGACGGCGTATCGAGGCGAGATCGATGAGCTGCTGCGCTCGCTCGATGGTACAGCCGGCGTGTCAATGGTCGACAAAACGCTAGCAACGCTGCGCAGGATCACTGAGATGGCGAAAGTCGGTGACTGTATCGATATTATAAAACCTGAGCTTATCGACGGTCAGATGGAAAAGGTGGTTATTTTCGCTAACCATATCGATGTCATTAGAGCCCTGGAGGAAGGTCTCCAGGAATTTAACCCCGTCAGTATTTACGGAGCTATATCTCCAGCGGCCAGAGAAGGTGCGATCTACGAATTTCAGAATAATGAACAATGCCGCGTTTTTATCGGCCAGACCATAGCTGCCGGTACAGCGATTACGCTGCACGCGGACGGCAAGTGCCGGGACGTCGTATTTGTATCAGCCGACTGGGTGACTGGAAATAATGCCCAGGCGGCCGCCAGGGTTCACCGGAAGGGCCAGACTGGATCTGTTCTCTGCCGGTTCTTAAATCTCGCAAATAGTTGCGATGAAATTGTAACGAGAACGCTTATCCATAAAGCGCGGATGCTATCGGAAATATACAACGAAAGGAAGGTTCATCATGCTGCTTAGACCACAGCCCGATTTATTCGAACTAAAAGAGGATGAAATGCCAGCTCACTCTGATCTTATTGGTGGCAGTTCCGCAGAAAGAATCATGAGTTGTACCGGATCGGTTGCTCTATCACGGCAAATGCCACCGCAACCCCAATCAAAATATATGAGTGAGGGCACCATGCTGCATTCAGTTATGGAAAAATGTCTCAACGACGAGGTCGAACCCTGGGAGCTGATTGGTTATGAAGAAGATGGTATCACGCTAACCACGGAGTTGGTTGAGGAGCTTGCAGATCCGGCTTTAAATAGTTTTAGAACAATAAAACCCCTGTACGGTGATTTTGTATTTGAGACGGAGGCACGGGTTGGCTATCGAGATATCGATGGCTTTGGAACATGTGATATCATTGGTTTTAATGAACGCTACACCATCATCCTCGATTGGAAGTTCGGTCGGGGTGTTCCGGTCAGCGCCGTCAATAACCATCAGCTTAAATTCTACGCGGGAGCAGCTCGCGAGACGCCAGGGCTCGAGGATATGTTCGATCGAGACCGGCCAATGCTTCTGGCTATCATACAGCCCGCAGCCGATGAGCCGGTGACGATGGATTTCATTACCCACGATGAGCTCGATGAGTTTGTCGCCGAGATGAAACAGGCTGTCGAAAATGTTTTAAATGATACGACTGATCTTGTGTCCGGTAAGTGGTGCCGGTGGTGCCAGGGGGCGCCTATCTGCCCTGTAAAAAAGTCCCTGGCCGAGGAGCTTATCTCAAAAGACGTCCGAGGCGTCGATCGAGGAGAGCTCGCTAGTCTGATAAAACTGGCTAAAGAAGCCGCAGACTGGTCAAAATCCGTGATGGGTTTTGCTCACCAGGAACTCGAACGCGGCCGAGATGTTGAAGGATATAAACTGGTTGCAAAACGTGCGACACGCTCATGGAAGAGTGACGGAGAAGCGGAAGATCTCTTTA